TGTCTATAGATGATCTTAAGTACAAAGAATTTGGTTGGGAAGTTCATGACTTTCTTAACGTTGTTATTATTGATGGTGTGGCATACAGCCATTATTTTGTTACCGGTGTGGCTGGTCGTCCGGCTAGTAGTGCCAGCGCACAGCTAAATAAGAAGCACCAATCTTGTATTGCGGGTCACCAACAGGGACTTCAGTTAGCAACAAGTTATCGAGCAGATGGTAGTCTTATTACTTCTATCATCGCAGGATCTTGTTACGAGCACGAAGAATCTTATATGGGTCCGCAGGGTAATCGGCATTGGCGTGGTTTTCTAGTGTTGCATGATGTTAAGCCTACCGGTGAGTTTGATGTTATGCCTGTCTCTTTATCTTATACTAATTCTAAATACAATGTTTAGTCATCTTTATACACAAAAACCTGGCTCACTCGACGCTGCCTTTGAACGCGGTGCTATCCAGTCTGGTCTTATTGATCCTACCAAAGCATCATTCCCCGAGAACCGTTTAAATGGATTGTTGCCCAACGATTGGGGTCAACCCCCGCCCCAAGCTAACAAAGAGCCTGAGGTCTGGTGGTTGGTACAGAAGGATATGCTTAAACGCAACTCCTTTGGTATTGACAAGTATGGTATGCCCTTACAACCTAATAATGGGCGTGACGCCCTCAAGGATGCCTATGAAGAAGCACTCGACTTGGTTGTTTACTTGCGACAAGCTCTTTATGAACGGGATGCAGTATGAAAGTAAGTGATATTGAAGTTACCCTTATTGATCATTGTGGAAGTGATCTTAGCGTAGTTAACGCAGCACGTGTTAGTTTTGATAAAGAGAGTGAGTGGGATATCTCATGGGAAGCTGGTGAAGATTTTAATGGTGTCTTTGAGGATTGTGTTCGTGAACTAAAAGATGGAGATAAAAAACTAATATCTTATCTCGCTAAACATAAACACTTCTCTCCGTTCAACCACTCATTCATCACAGTCCGAGTCAAGGCACCCATCTTTGTGGCGCGGCAGTTGGTGAAGCATAAGTTTATGCCTTGGAATGAGGTGAGTCGGCGTTATGTAGAGAGCGAGCCTGAATTCTACCAACCAGATAAATGGCGTGGTAGGGCAGTCAATTCTAAACAAGGAAGCGATGGAGTGTTGGATGACGCACAACCAAGTATGATGCTTTCCTCATCTTTACAATACTCCACACAAAATTGTCTTAATATGTATCAAGACATGTTGGTTGTTGGTGTATGCCCTGAACAAGCACGAATGATACTACCTCAGAACACGATGACAGAGTGGATTTGGAGTGGTACACTTGGAGCGTTCTGTGATATGCTGCGACTACGATTAGATCTACACACACAAGAGGAGTCTCGTATAGTGGCCAGCAAGATTTTTGATATTGTTAAACCACTCTTTCCAGTTAGCGTTGAAGCACTTTTAGGAGAACAAAATGCCTGATATCTCTATGTGTCAAGGTGGAGACTGTCCTAACAAACCTACCTGTTACCGCGCCACAGCAGTTCCGAGTGAATATCTACAATCCTATTTCACAATCCTTCCTGTAAATGAAGAAGGTATTTGTGATTACTACATTCCTACAGAAAAGAACAAAGATGCAAATAAATGACTACCAAACACAAGCTCTCTCCTTCCGTCTTCCTAGCGCCGATCATATGTATGCTCTACTTAACCTCACCAGTGAAGTGGGTGAGCTTAATGGTCACATCGCAAAAGGAATTCGTGACGAAGTACCTCAACAAACCATTGGCGTAAACATCGCAAAAGAACTCGGTGATATTCTTTGGTGTGTGGCTGCCGTGTGTGCCGATATGGGCCTCACCTTAGAGGACATCGCTCAAGGTAACCTAGACAAGCTTACCAAGCGAAAGGCAACAGGAACAATCAAAGGAAGTGGAGATTCACGCGAAGATATTACAAATGCAGTCTGATATTGAAGAACTTAAACTTCTCATTATCCATAATTTAGATATCCTAGAATTCCTAGATCTTCTAAATATTGATATTACAGAACTCGTAGAAATACTAGAGGAACAAATTGAAGACCAATACTCACGACTCCACGCTGCCGTTCGATAAACAATCATATAAGAAACCATATCTTATTCGTATCCACGAAGAAAAGGAGGCTCGATATGCCATTGCCAATGCTCTCTCCGGTAGTGAAACCGAAACGGATCGACAAGTGTCCAGTATGCAACTCATGGATGAAACGCCAAAACTTACGTAAATACCCCGCCATCTATTTATGTATGGCTTGTGAACACAAGAAACGGACTAACTCTTAATGTCAAATAAAAAGTACTTTAAAAACTCATTCGCAGAAAATATCTTTCGCTTTAAATACGCCCAAGGACCAGATGATACCTGGGGCAACCTCGCAGAACGTCTTGTTGACGACGTATGTGGAACCCGAGGAGGAACCCTCCCTCAGCTCATGTCTGAGTCAGATCGCAAAGATCTTGTCGAGCACATCAAACATATGCGGTTCATGCCAGGTGGTCGTTACCTATACTACGCAGGACGGCCCTACAAAGCATATAACAACTGCTTTAGTCCTGACACACGTTTTGTGACTGACAAAGGTACTAAACGTTTCAGTGATTTCCGTTCTGGTGAAACTGTGAAAGTTCTTAGTCCAGTATCCCATAAACTAGAGGATGCCGTTGTACAATCTTTTGGTGAGCAGGATTTATATGAGGTAACCTTTCAGAATGTTCGAGGTAAATCTACTAAGCAATGGAAAGTAAAGGCAACTAAGAACCATCGTTGGCCTCTAAAAGATGGTGCCATTACTGAAAACTTACAAATTGGAGATACTATCTTGGCAAGTGGTCTAGGAGAAGTTAGTCCAACTACACAAGAATTTAATGATGGCCTGAAACATGGGATGGTTTTTGCTGATGGAAATGTCCACATTCTTGCTAGTTCCTTTGCACACCAATTACGTCTATGTGGAAATAAACGGCAATTTACGTATTTGTTTGAAGAAGATCATACAATCACTTATCCACAGTTTGCAAATGGTGATCCTGTAGTGTATGTGAAGAGTTTGAGCAATCTAAAAAAGCTTCCTAAAGATGACATGCCGCTTGAATATCTCAAAGGTTTCATCCAAGGTTGGATTTCATTAGATGGGCACCAGGGCACTGTTAATCAAATCCATTCTATTAGCAAAGAAGCTATCCAATTTTTCTGTGAGTGGGGTTGGCTATGTGATTATGTAGTTACAGGGAATCTCCGTGAAGATAATTCCCCAACTAATTTTGGTGAACGTAATCATCCATTGTTTTTTGTAAATTACACTACTACACAAAAGTTTGCGGGTTTTAAAGTAGTTGATATTTCATATAGCCATTACGAAACTGTATGGTGTGTGGTAGAACCAAAATATTCTCAATTTACTCTTGCAGACAATATCTCAACTGGAAATTGCTACCTCCTCCGCGCCGAAGAAGATACACGAGAAGAGTGGAGCAACGTAACGTGGCGAGCTATGTCTTGCTTGATGACAGGAGGTGGAATTGGAATTGACTACAGCCGACTACGTGCTAGTGGGAAAGCTCTTGGACGAACTGGCGGTACGGCTAGTGGACCTATCCCTCTCATGTACGCAATCAATGAAATTGGACGAAATGTTATGCAAGGTGGCTCACGACGATCCGCCATTTATGCATCACTTAATTGGCAGCATGAAGACATTGACACATTCCTTAGAAGCAAAAACTGGAATGAGTTAACTAAGGAACAGAAAGCTATTGACTTCAACTACCCAGCACCATTAGACATGACCAACATCAGCGTCAACTACGACGACGCCAGTTTGGGCTGCTATACAAAAGGTTTGGGTGGGTCGATCATAGACAGCGAGTTGGCAACCAATCCTGTTTTTATGGAGAACTGTCGTCAGGCACTCATGACGGGTGAGCCCGGCTTCTCTTTTAACTTTGGAAGTAAACAGAATGAGACTCTTCGTAATGCCTGTACTGAAGTTACATCAGAAGATGATAGTGACGTATGTAATCTTGGTTCAGTCAATATGGGTAATATTTCATCTTTGGAGGAGTTCAAAGCTGTTGTTTCCCTCGCTTCTAAATTCCTCGTCTGCGGGACATTGCGAGCCGATCTGCCTTACGAAAAAGTTTACAAGGTTCGAGAAAAGAACCGCCGTCTTGGTCTTGGGCTTATGGGTATCCATGAATGGCTCCTCCAACGAGGAGAAAAATACGAGGTAACAAATGAACTACACAAATGGCTCCAAGTCTATCGGAGTGAGTCTGAAGCAGCAGCTAACGAACACTGTGACCGATTCTTTATCTCTCGTCCAGTCGCCTATCGTGCAATCGCTCCCACAGGAAGTATTGGCATCCTTGCTGGAACAACAACAGGCATTGAACCGTTGTTTGCAGTCGCATATAAGCGTCGCTTCCTTACGGAAGGAACTAAATGGAAATATCAGTACGTTGTCGATGGTACTGCCCAATCACTTATCGAGAAGTACGATGCCGACCCCGATGGTATCGAAACAGCCCTTGACCTGAGTACAGACTATGAACGACGACTTAAATTCCAGGCCGACATACAAGATTACGTTGACATGTCAATTTCATCCACAATTAATCTACCAGAATGGGGTAGTACTGGTAACAACGAGTCCTCAGTGGGAGACTTTACGAACACGCTTGCCAAATATGCTCCAAGATTGCGGGGATTTACTTGTTACCCAGATGGAAGTAGAGGAGGTCAACCCCTAACAGCAGTGCCTTATAAAGAGGCATTGGCACACAAGGATACTGTCTACGACGAGACTATAGATGTGTGCTCACTTACCGGAGGTGGAACTTGTGGGTCTTAGTATTGGTGTAAGCCTCATCAACGGAATGATGGTTGGCGTAGAGTTCCCCGACAAGAGTACTCTAGTAGATGGTGACGACGTAGGCTTCTGTTTTGTTCTTGACTTACTAATCGTTCGATGTATTTTCATCTGGTCTAAATAAATAGACGTAAAAAAGCCCCCTTGGATGTATTGTCCTTGGGGGCTTTCTTCGTTTAAGATCCGAATTGATCACGTTCTGAGTTACGTCTAGAAGTTATCTCAGGTGGTATGTGCCACCTGTCGAACTCCTGTTGTGCTTTGGTAAACTGCTTAAGGTTAATAAAACGTAACATCGTAGACCGCTTAAAGGCATTGACACCAACGTTAAATACAAAGCTAACTAGCGCATCATATTGGTTTTGCGTCAACGCCACCAACACAGAAACATTAATAGCCAACTCAGAGGTACGGATATCTTGTTTAAAGGCATCCATAACCTGCTTGTCAGTCCACACCAAACCGGCTTTAACTTCAGGTCCAGTATGTCCTACGCCAATAGTCCAGATTCCTTTTGTATCCTTGTAGGCTTTATTTCTAGAGCCCTCACGTAACATAAGAATCTTTATACCATTTTCAGAAATATTCATATTTTACTTAAAAAGGTTACGAACAACATCAACATGTTTATCATACCAACTAGGTTTTAGTTGGGTAGTTTCTGCTGGATTCCATTCATGCATAACTTGATGTTCTGGAAATAGACGTTGATCCATATATCTCTTGGTACCAGCTTTAGACATAGTTGGATTCAGGCTCTGCATTCTACTTAGTGTTTCCTTACCCTCGTCTGTTTGCCATACAGTTTTTCCTGCAGCCATGCCAGCTTCTCTTTCTCTCAAAGAAGCAAGTATTTCCTCTGCTGGAGGATAATCTGTCCTATAGTCATAATGTTCATATTTTAGATCTTTCATAGCACCATAATTATGCTGTCCTGGTCCAGGTTGAGCAGTATGTGCTGCTTCATGAGCTACTGTTCCCATAATCGGATATGTACCAGAAAATTTAGATCCTTTTGGTAGATAATCTGTATTGATATGAGCTATGTTTTTATTGGTAGCAGAATTAACAAACCCACTACTAGCAGGAGTAAAATAAGAAGCATCATTATAATCAGGAGCTATTTGTGTATTCCTTGGCATGTATACACCAAAATTAGTGTTAAAATTAGTTCCTATATTGTTGGCAACTATATCTTGTAATTCTGGTGGTATCTGTCCCTGTGGAGCATCAGACGAAAATAGTCTACTAAGATTAAAGTCCATTATTGTACCCGCCGCATCAGTGATTGTTGACGTGTGATACTAGAGCTCCCGGCGTCACGAATAAGAGCAGCATTTTGTGGTGACCGATTAAGATCAATACCTTTTTGTTGCAACGCCATTTCCAATGCTTTGGGATCACCCTGACCATTCTTGATATACTTGTTGATAGCTTCTTGTGAGATAGGCCGATCACGCAAGATATCCTGTGCCATACTATTAAGAGCCTTTTCACGTACTTCTTTAAAAGCCATATCTAGACGATTAGCTTCATAGTTTTTAGTCTGTTGGACTGACTTGTTAATACCAAGGATACCAATCTTACCTAATAGACGGTCTACGTCGTTTAGTTCAGCAGTAGCTTTGAGTTTAGTCGGGTCAGTGCTATAAGCAAGATTACCTTTTGTATACCACTCATCTTTAATAGTCCCCTGTAAGAATGGTGGAGCTAAGTTAAGAGCAGCGGCTTTTAAGTTCTCTTCAGATGGACTGATAGCAGCACGTCCTGTTGCCTTAGCCATCTCAAATAGTTTACCACCACCAGCAAAGGCGGCGTCACCTGCACTAGAAGGAAGTACGTCACCAAGACCAACACGAGAAGAGATATCTGCGCCAGCCATAGTAAACATACCATTGGACAAAGCATATGCTCCTTTAGGACCAAGTTCTTTTCCTACAGTCTCAGACAGCTTAAGTGTATCCAAAGTCAATGACTTCTCTTCGCCCATCTTCTTTGTGATGTATCCATAAAGCTGTTCCCACTGAGAATAGAAGGGTAAACCCATCAACCCAGCAAAAGCAATTGTGGAAGCCATCTGTGCAAGAAGTGGGATAGCATTACCAGAGTTTGGGATCTCTCGTGCGTACATAGACCAACGACTCAACTCATTATGACCATAGCTCTTCAAGTTATATGCCATACTTCCGAATGGCCCAAGAGCGTTATAGATAGCAGGCTTCTCCATCTGAGAATAGTTATTCATAGCCAAGTCAGTAAACCGATGGGCTTGTTTATACAAACCCTGTTCAACAGACAACCCACCATCATGAAGGGTATTAACTAAAGCATGAAATACAGCGGCGCGGGTACCGGTTTCTACATGAGCTTGTGGAGCTTGTGTTATCTTGTTTACATAGTAAGCAGTATCTTTTGTTGTAGACGTACTATGCTGAACCATATCAGTTGCATAAACATGGTTATCTTTAGCGTACTCCATAGCACCTTTTTCAAGGGCGTTTAATGGCTCACCTTTTACCTGCTTATACAGCGTACTCATTGCTTTGGTAACAGCACCCACACCAAAGGATTCAACTCCTTTACCCCGAAGATACATAGTCAACGCAGGCAAGGCAACCATAGGTTGAATCATCTGAATAGCCAAGAACGTCGGAGATAAGCTCATCATCATGGTATTGGCTACTTGTTTAGCAATACTGATACCAGCTTTTGGTATACCTGGACCAATACCAAACGGTGCAAACAAAGCATTAAATCCGGCGTCAACAGCCTTGCCCATTTTACTAGGTTCAATACCCATAGCATTGTTAAGATAATCCTGTGCTAATTTACTAGCATTCGGATGATCTTTCATCACCATAGGATCGTGGAGAACGGTAGACACATCTACTGCGGCCTTAGCCATCTCTCCCCATTGATAAGCACTTTCAGCGTAGCGTACTTGGTTTTCAAAGAAAGCCTTTGCGTTCTCACTTCCTGTTAGCCACTGCTTACGTCCTTCCATCCCCCAAACACCCTTCTTCTGCATAGTATGTTGTTGCATACCCAAAAAGTTATTAGGATTGTCACGGTGAACTTCATCTAAGGTTTTAACAAACTCAGCAAAGTTGGGGTTGTTCTCCCCAATAGTGTCCAAGACATCCTTGAATGCTTCATTAGGTGTTCCCATACGAGAGCTACGACTAGTAGAAGTATCTTGTATAGGACCGAACTCATACTCAGGATTCTTTTGTTTGATTAGTTCTTCTAGTTTAGACAAAGAGTTTTTACCCAATGTCTTGCTGTTAGCACCAATAACACCAACCACTTCCCGCTCACCATTTACCATCTTGTAGACAACCTTACGAAAGTCTCCAGACATATTCATAGCGGAGTATCCTTGACGACCAGTAATAGGTTTCTTACCAGCCGCCGCTCGCGCAGCGTTAACTTGAGTCAACACATCAGCCATAAGAGCTTGGTGTTTGAGAACAGCATCCTGAACCTTCTCAGAAATACCATGACGATCCATCATATCTTTGGTAACTGCTTTTTGTGTTCTGTCAGCATTATCCAAAATCTTAAAAGCATCCTCGTACTCAACTTTAGACAGTTCACGCAAAGAAGTTAAATACTCTTTATGGATCTTCTCATTGATCTGAGAACGGGCACGTCCTTCAGCAGCTAACAGGCTATCTACAGCGAAGTGAACAACAGGATTGTTAACCTTAGCTTTGAGATAACTACCACCCTTGGTCAAGGCATTGATACCTTGCTGAACCATATTCTGTTTTACATCAGAAGTGTTTGCTGCAAACGCAATAGCTTGCTGTGAGTTCTCAATCATGGCATTACCCACTGCCTTGAGTTTATTCCAGTGTTCCTTTGTGAAAGGGATGCCACTGTGCATACTAACAACATCACTACCGAATGGGTTTGGTCCTTGCTTTGGGTCAGCACTCTTGGACAAAGCCTCCGTAACATTTGTCTTGGCTGTTTCAGCAGTCTTTTCAGCCTTAGCCAATATAGCCCGCTTCTGTAGGATATCCATAGGCATCACAGCCTTGTTAACAGCCTCTTGTGCTTTAATAACATTGGCATCAGCTTTACGTACAGCAGGGTGGTTGTCAACAGAACGCTTAAGTTGGTCAGCGCGACTTTCTGTTTTAAAAGCTTCTTGACGACTACCTACGTCAAACATATCAGTCTGTTTGGAGCTAACTTGATCTACGTAGTTCTTGTATGCTTCATCCATGTTCTTAGGACGATCATACTTAGTGCCTGGTTCCTTAGCAAGATTATCAACAATCTTCTCGAACTCAACTCGTGTGAAGGGCCGTTCACCTACACCCTCAGCAGCACGCATATCTGTATAGGCACGGTTCTGTTCACGGTCACCAACCCAGTCAGCTTGTTTAGTCAGCTCCTGAAGAGGTGCTCGTGGAGCAATCTCACCGCTCTGTTGTAGATCAAATAAGTCTGGTTGACCAAACATCTCTCCTTGCTCACGCAGTTCTGGAGGAAGTTCCCGTGGAGCACGTTGAGCCATTTCACCAC